GACATATGTATTGAAGTCTCGAGTACGTAGGTTGCTTGAGTTGTCACGGAAAAAATCATTTAATAAAATGGCAGTGTCGACGGCCAATGAGTCTTTCCATTGCAGGAGAGCCCAGTGTATTTCTATCGGTCCCACATCTGTCTCGCTAGGGATATATTCGAACCAACGGCAAATTTTGTAACCTTTGACGTTAATTGTCATTCGGTCACGCACGGTCTCTCCACTTGTGCCCTGTATCGGTCCTGGTAAAAAATTAGCAGTTAGTGTTCCCATGGTAACGGCTGATGTACTGAACGTAGAACCATCGGAGGAGACTTTAGAGGTAGATTTAACCCCTTTTTCCAATCTTGATCTATAGCCCTTTTTTTTATAAGCCCTATACGTCCGTTGGATCATTCGTGCTGCCGGTTTGAATGCTCTCCTGTTCCGATAAACATACCGACCAACTGCCAATGCAGTTCTAAATCTCGGAGACATTCCAGTCGCATAACGGGCTCTTTTAGCGATAGGAAGTAAATAATTAGAAGGTCGGTATCGTACCATAGAACTCATGTTGGAATGTTTATTTAAAAATTGTGGGACATTTATTTTGTGAGCGGCTCCCTATTATTACTAGCTCACTTTTGTCCCAACCCACGAATGAGTAAATCACGCAGGTTTTGCATTACGATAAATAATTATACTGAGGACCATGAGCAGCGATTCGCCGAATTCTGCGACTCAGCATCCGTCCTTTATGGAATCTGCGGTCGGGAGATTGCTCCCACCACCGGCACCCCGCATCTCCAGGCGTTTATTATCCTCCAGGCCCCCCAACGATTCTCATTTATTAAACGGCACCTCGGCGACGATATCCACATTGAGATCGCCCGAGCCAAATCGGTTAACGCAGCCGATTATTGCCGCAAGGAGGGCGACTTTGACGAGTACGGGAACTTACCCGATAGTCAGGGGAAGCGAACCGACATCGAGGATTTTAAATTATGGGTTACCGAGTTATCCGGAACGCCGTCGGAGCGCGAGGTTGCCAGAAACTTCCCAGCACTCTACCTCCGATACCGAAGCGCACTCCTCGACCTCGTCGTCCACTTACGACCTCAGCCCCAGTTCCCCGTCGGATCAGAGCTTTACGGATGGCAGCGAGAGCTCGAGCAACGTCTCGATTTAGAGCCCGACGACAGAACTGTCGAATTTGTTGTCGACGTCGGAGGTAATAAAGGAAAATCTTGGTTTGTGCGATATTTAATTACGAAACGTCCCGACGACGTTCAGGCGCTTTCGTTTGGCCGACGTGATGATCTTGCTTACGCAATTGATGCTTCAAAAAATATTTTTTTATTTGATGTACCCAGAGGATGCATGGAGTATTTTCAGTATCCAGTCCTTGAGCAGTTAAAAAATCAGGTTGTTTTTTCATCGAAATATCAGAGCGGTACAAAGATTTTATCTGGGCCTCCCCACATTGTTGTATTTTGCAATGAGGAACCCGATCAAACCGCGATGACTGAAGATAGATATATTATTAATTACATATAATTGTTTTTATTTATTTATTTATTTTTTATTTAATTTTTTTTTAATCTCTTGTATATATTGATGCTGATTTTCGCGCCGCGGCGTGCCTCCCTGCTGCGGAAGGTGCAAGCCGGAGGCCACACTGTGCCTTTAACATGTAAAAAAAATGCCGCGGAATAATTATTTAGGTTCGCGCCAATAGCACTGGTTCATGCGCCATGTGTTCACATAATTTACCGCAGTAGGTGCAAGGGGGAAGCCTGTGGGGCTGACCGTGTTGTACCAAAAAACTTCGAAAATAGCATTTTCGAAATTAGTTGAACTTGTGGCGTCGAATCGGACGTGTTTTCCGATTTTAATATATTTATCAATTTTCCACATTGAATTGTGGACTTGATTTAATCCGATACCGACGGGAACAATGCGTTTTCGCTTGTGCATTAAAACGTTGACTTTTTGGTCTGGATTAATTGGCATACAATTTTTTCCGATGTCCCATGGTGAATTAGCGACATATGTATTGAAGTCTCGAGTACGTAGGTTGCTTGAGTTGTCACGGAAAAAA